AGCCCGACGTGGCCAGCAACACCGCCATCAAGCGCACCTCCCGTGGCGATGAAGGCAAGTGGATCGACAACATCCAGGTGTTCACCGGCGATTTCGGCACCTACGAGCTCGTGCTCAGCAACTGGCTCGGCTGGAACTACTCCACCAGCGCAAACAGCACCTATCGCGGCTACGCCCTCGACATGGACATGCTGGAGTGCCGCTGGCAGCAGCCGGTCAAGTATGATCCACTTCCCGATCTCGGCGGCGGTCCTCGTGGCGTGATCAGCGCCATCGTGGGCCTGTGCGTCAAGAACCCGAAGGGCCTCGGCAAATTCGCGGCTACCTCGTAAGCCGCGCCTCCCATCTCCGGTGGCAGGTGATGAGCCTGCCGCCGGGGAATCCCCTCACCCAAACCCATTTACACCCTCTTTTGAAAGGACACCATCATGGCTGACCAAGCAGTTACCCTCGCCACGGCGACCAGCGCCTCCAAAGGCATCAAGATCGAACAGCTCTCCGCGGAGCAGACCCGCCAGACCGGGTTCACGCACTACTTCCGCGTGCCGTTCGACATCCTCAACAACAGCTCCTGGACTACGCAGGGCGACACCGTCACGGTGACGCTCGGCAGCACGCCCGCCAAGTTCCTCGTGGACAAGGCGCTCGTGAACATCTCCACGGCGTTTGCCACCACCGGCACGCTCACCATCCAGGTGGGCACCGATGGCGACCCTGACAACTTCATCGATGCACAGTCTGCCAAGACGGCGGCCGTGCTCGCCGGTGCGTCCGGTGCGCTCCCGGTCACCGAGGCCGGCACTTACGATGTCGCCAGCGACGTGCTTGTCGCTCGCTTCACCACGCAGAGTGCCACCGGTGCCCCGGCGGACATCACCGCAGGCGTGGCCGAGATCTTCCTCGGCGTCCGCGACCTCAACGACATCATCTGATCGGCTTCACGCTGATCTCACCCGCTTGCCTGGAGACGGGCACGACACACCTCGGGCGGTTCTGGTCATCTCTTCATGGTTGACCGGGGCCGTTCGAGGGTGCGGCGGGAGCTTCATGCCTTTTTCTATTTATGCACACCGAAGCCCAGACTGAGACGTTTCTCGATTCCATCGCGCAAGCAGGCGGCCACGAGCTGCTGAAGGCGGTGGAGGAAGAGTTTCGCATGGGCTGGGAGATGGAAAAGGTGATGGTGCAAATGGAGCAGAACCGCATGGCTGAGGCCTGCACCCGGCTCGAAAGCGCCGCAGTGGACGGGCTGGGCCGCGTGGAGATGGACATTCCGGCCGCGTCTTACTTCTACTGGATTCGCGAAGGCCGCAAACGCGGGGAAAAGCACATCTGGAAGCATCGCGAGTTCCGCGAGGATTACCTCAAGAAGAATCCGCAGTTCCGCGTGAAGTATCGCAGCGCCAAGCCGCGATCCGGCTGGACGCCTGAAATGCGGGCAGGAGTGCCCGCATCACCTGCTGGCATTGTGGCCGGCAGCAAGTATGGACTGGGGGTGGCGGCATGAGGGGCATTTCCTTCGTCACGCTGCGCGATGGCGTCCTCGATGACATCGGCCGCACCGGCTACTCGGACACGACCGTGCTGACGCAGATCACCACGGCCATCAATCAGGCGCTCGACATCGCCTATCCGTGGATGACGGATGGCTGGCCCGAACTGAAGCAGGCCACCAGTGAAACCGTGACCAGCCAGGTGATCGATCTCGACACCGTGGGCGGCGGTTACTGGGGCGTCAGCCGCGTGATCCAATGCACGCGCAACCATCCTCACACCGACGACAATCCGCGCCCGGTGGAGTTTACCATCACCGCCAGCGGTATCGTGGTGCGTGGTGATGACCTGCCGAGCACGCTTTACGTCGAGCACATCGAGGCCCCGCCCGTGTTCAGCAGCACCGCCTGGGTGACTGCCACGGCCTACGTCGTGGGCGATGTGCGCACGCAAGGCAGCGATGCCTACTACTGCGCCACCGCGCACACCAGCGGCACGTTCGCCACGGATCTGGCGGCCAGCAAATGGGTGGTGCTCAAGGTGCCAGCCTTCCTGCACATCCCCGTGCGCACCGCTGTGGCGGCCTACGTCAATGGCGCCGCGGCTCAAAATCAAACCAAGCAGCAACTGCTGACGCTCATGGAGCGCCAGCTCGAAACCGTGGCCCTGCGCTACGAAAACCATTCCTAACCACCATTTATCCTATGAGTGCAAACATTGACCTTGGCGGCAACACCGGAGCCCGCAACGGCGTCGTCATCGAAACCGGCACCACCGCCGTGACCGGTGATTTCTACGTCATCCAAGTGCTCGAAGCGGCGACTTTCACCACTTTCACCGAGAACGGTGCCAGCGGCGATGCCATGACCGGCTTTTCGGTGCCTGCCGGCACCCTGCTCTACAACGGCAAGGGCATCACCGCCTTCACCATGAGCAGCGGCAAAGTCCGCGCCTACAAGCGCAACGCCTAATTCATTCGATCTCATGGTGCTCTCCCCCCATCCCTCGCTGCTGGTGCCTGCCAATGTGCAGGCATTCACGGGGCCGTTGGATGCGTATGCCACCAGCATCTCGCGGCTTTGGTGTCCCGGTAAGCGCCTGTTGTCGTCGTGGGCAGGGAATGCGGGCACGCTGCGGGAAACGACGGGCAGCACGGAGCAGACGTTTGGTTTCACCGGTGCCAGCCAGTATCTCGACACGGCCAGCATCACGAGCTTCATCTCCGGCGCGGGAGCCAGTGCCGCGGCGTGGAAGGTGGTCTATGACCAGAAAGGCAGCGGGGATGACCTGACGCAGACGACAGCCGCGAGTCAGCCGCTGTATGTGAGCAGTCACAGCGGGTTCAACAACCGGGCGTGTTTGCATTTGGACTCCCACCTGACCAAAGGTATTGTAGCAACGTATGATATTGTCCGGCCTTACTCCATTGTTGTTGTGGAGGACGATGATGGCACTGTTTCAAGTCTGCGCACTATTACCGCCTACACGGGCTCCAGCACTTTTGAGAACAACCTCATTTGCGCCAATCGTTTTGGGTTGAGCGTGTTCCGTGGCGGCAGCATTTCCACCACCACCACCGCCGCCGCCTGCGTAGAAGTGCTGACTGGTCCAAGCTCAGGCAACCACAAGGCGTGGTGCAACGGGATTGACATCACCACTGGTTGAACCGTTGACGCGGGCGCTGTGGCGTCTCGCGGTGCCTGATCCTGAGACAGGTGCCACGGACCAGATGTTTGAAGTGGTGACAGCTTTGGATGATGGCTCGTTGTGGCTGATGGTGGACACCACGTTTACTATTCGCGTGCATGAGCTGGCCGTGCTCGATGGCATTGCGGACATCCTGCAGCCGTGGATTGATGACGGCTCCCTGCCAGCAGACACCAACGATGTGCTGGCAGCTTTTGTGGAATCGAAACGCGGGCAGGATTTGACCGTGTATGAGGCCTTTCCGCAGCTTTTCAAGGATATGAGCCTGACGACGGCGCAAATGATCGCCGCGGGCAAACTCGCCAACCCGGAGGTGACGCCGTGAGCATCATGGATAATGACCAACAAGAAATCGTCACGCTCGGCACGGTGAACGGCTGGGCCTTCAAGCTCGCCATCTGGTTTGCGCCGATTTTCGCCATCTGGATGACGACAAAGGTGCTGGCGCATGACACAGACATCGCGGTGCTCAAGATGCAGATCGCCATGCAAGGCGGCGGGAAGGTGTCGCAAAGCGTGAACGTGGGCCAGGCCAAAGACGGAAAAGACGCGCAGATGACGGCCAAGACGTGGCTCACCACTAAAGACGTGGCCGAGCGTGAGGGCATCACGGAGCGCACGGTGATCAACTACATCGAGCACGGCATGATCGAGCCGACGCCCAGGAAGAACGGCAAGGCCTGGGAGATTGCCGAACATTTCCGCATTGTTCCGAATGATTCCGAATCGTGCGGAGAAATGCCGCAAGGGCCATGACGCACCCGATTTTCGCACGCCGTCGCCGCAAGGTGGGCGTGCTCCGCCAGCAAGTCCAACCACTCAAACCCTCCTCAATCCCATGCACACCATTCTTGCTTACCTCATCGCCCGACTGGGTGAGCCTTCCACCTGGCGCGGCCTGTTCGCGCTTTTGACCGCTCTCGGCATCACGCTGCATCCCGAGCAGATG